CACATCGATAGGCGCCAGGAGGTCGCCGTCCCCGATCGTCATCACCGGCTGCGCGTTCGCGAGGTCGATGTAGGGCTTGCTGGTGAGCTTCCCGTCGAGACGGGGGAACAGCGCGTACCAGCCGATAGAGCCGAGCAGGTCGTTCGCCTTCTCGAGCCGCGTCGTGCCGATCGGGAACGTGAGGGCCTTCGGCGTGGTCGCGCTCGTCGTCGGCAGCGAGTAGCGGGTGATCGACGCCTCGCCGATCGTCGCCTCGACCTCGGTGACGACGTTGGTCGAAGCGGGGACGTTGTCGACCGCCGTGTACGCCGACAGCGACAGGAGCCGGCTGAGGTCTTCGACCTCGAACGTCGCCTCGTGTCGCTCGAGCGTGCGGGTCGCCGGAGCCGTGCGCGTGGAGTAGAAGCCGAGCGACTTCGTGATCGTCGGCGACCCGTCGTCATACTCGATCGTCAGCGTTGGCGCGAGGAAGTCGGTGTAGGCGCGGATGCGATCGGGCTCGGTGATCGAGAAGTACCCGGCCATCTTCCCCGACACGCGGTCGGTGTTCATCTCGACGGAGCCCTCGGTGAGGTACCGGCTCAGATCCTCGAGCCGGTTCCCGTCGATGTCGGTCCGCCAGAGCGTGGTCGAGATCGTCCGCGCCACTAGACCACCGCCTCGCTATAGGCTTCCTCGCGGATCGCCACCGACGCGCGCCACCACGTCGGGATCTGATCGGTGAACGAGAGGTCGGCGATCCTCCCGAAGATCTTCCGCCCGTGGTTGTCGCGGTAGCAGACCGTGACGTTCGCGACGTCGAGGGTCTCGAGCTCGTCCTTCTTTTGCGTCGCCGTGCTGTAGTCGTCCGGATGCAGCATCGCCTCGAAGGCGATCGTCCGGTACCGCGTCGCGGAGCGAATCGTCTGCGGGTTCGAACCGTCGAGCGGCTGGTAGACCGTCTCGTCGATCACGCGCTGCTCGTCGCGTTCGGCGGTGTAGCGGAGCGCGGCCTGGGTCGTCGATGCCGCCGCGCCGACGGCGGTGAGCATGATCCCGCCGAAGGCGAGCTCGATGCTCGCCGACTCCCGGACCGACTCGAGCTCCTCGCCGCTCGTGCTCGAGACCTGCGACACGGCGTACGTGTACTCGACGCCGCTCGCCGGGGTGTAGTCGGTGTAGGTCGTGGTCGTCTGCGCGCTGATCCGGGCGACGATGACCTCGGCAGTGTCCGGCCCGCTCTCTGCGGAGCGGCGGACGATGTACTCCACGAAGTTCGCGTCGCTCGATTGATCCCACGAGAGCGACACCGCGGTCGCCCACGGGTTGGTGCCGACGGTCTTAATCGCCGACGCGGTGACGTTGGTCAGCGTCGCCGGAGGGGTGAACGCGGCGGTGATGTCCACGATGCCGGAGGAGCCGGTGAGCGGCGTCGTATCCTCGACCTCGACCACGAGATCGTAGGCGGTGCCGTTCTCGATGTACCCCGACGGGATGTTGTGCGACGAGGTGCCGGAGACCGTCCAGCCCGAGTCGTAGAGCGCGGTCGTGCCGCCGTCGGCGTAGAGCCGCACGCGGTATTGCGCCTGGTTCGTCGTCGTCCACGTCACCGTGAGCGCGGACGTCGTCACCGTCGAGCCGTCGGTCGGCGAAGACATCGTCACCGTCGGACCGAGTGCGTAGACGAACGTGCCCTCGCTCGACCAGGTGCGCGACCCCGACGACGTCACGCCGCCGGAGTAGGTCGTCCCGTCGAACGCGGAGGCGTCCCACTTGTAAGTCGCGTAGGACGCGAGGTCGGTGCCGGTGGTCTGGTACTCCCACCGCGCGTTCCCCGTCGAGTAGGTCATCGCCCGCGTGAAGAGGACGGTGCCGCCGGAGCTCTTGATCCGTGCCGACACCTCGAGCCCGGTCGCGACCGTGTCGTCGGTGTCGGTCGCCTGACACGTGAGCAGCGGGTAGGACGTGTAGACGGTCGAGGTGCTCGGCGACAGGGAGGACGGGACCGACGGCGCGGCGTTGACGTTGAACGACCGGCGCGGCGTCGAGTAGTTCGACCACACGTTCGACGTGTCGCGGCCCCGGATCTCGTACTCGTAGGAGCCGCCCCACGTCGACGCGCCGAACGTCGATTCGGCGGCGGTGATCGTGAACAGCGTCCCCGGCGACGCCGACGACGTCACCGTCTTCGTGATCGTGCCGGAGTCCTTGAGGAGGACGCCGAGGCTGTCGTAGAGCTTGATCTGCACCGCGTTCGTCGAGGTGCCGGACTGGTGAGTCCACCGGCCCTGAAAGTCCGGCGTGTCGTCTTCGGTCTTCCCGGTCGGGGTGCCGTCGGTCGTCACGTAGCCGAGGCTCGCCGGGGTGAACGCTGTCCACGCGGTGAAGTCCCCCGCCTCGTTGAACTCATCGTAAAACCGGATGCGCCACTCGTAGGTCGTTCCGCGCGTGAGCGTGGAGCCGCCGTAGGCGCGAGCTATCGCGTTGTTCGTCTGCTCGGTCCCGGTCGCCGTGTAGTTCGAGCTCCACCGATCGGCGGTCGCGCTTCCTTGCGTCCGGACCTCGATCGCGTACTTCGTCATCCGGTCGCCGGTGTCGACACCGTTCCCGGACGTCGTCCCGTATGCGCCGTTGAGATCCTGAAAGTTGGCGACAAACGTCGGCGCGGTGTCGTTGATCGTCCCCGACGGCGACAGGCTGGTCGCGACCTCCGGCTTGACGTTGAGGTATCCCTCCGCCCACACCGTCATATGGCCTTCGGTGCTGGCGGAGTAGGTCCCGAACGGCGCGGGGAGCGACGTCCCGGACTTGTTGTAGAACTGTTCGTTAGTGGCGGAGATCGACGCGGCGACGACCATCGAGTGGTCGGTGTTCGCCGTCGTCGACAGGATCGCGATTGAGTAGAGGCTGCCGGAGGCGAGCTTGATCGCGGTCTGTAGCGGCGACGAATCGGTCACCGACACCGACGCCGTCCGCGACGTCATGCTCGTCGAGGTCACGGAGATCGACGACGTGTAGCCCAGGCGGGTCGAGGGGTTGTTGCTCGTCGTCCCGTAGAGGCCGAAGCGGACGGTCGAGTTCGTCGAGCCGCTCTTCCGAATCCACCCGCCGAGCGTGTGGACCCAGACGTTTTGCGTCGCGCTGTTGAAGACGCACGCGCGAATCGCAGACGTCCCGATGATGCCGTAGGCGGCTTCGGCGGAGGCGGAGTATCTGCCGTAGCGGACAGTAGTGAGGGCCATTAGATCGCACCTCGCAGACCGAGCTCGCGGGAGAACGTCGCGTAGACCTCCTGCGCGACTGTCTTCGGGCTATCGACCCCGGTCACGTTGATGTTGATTGTCGCGTTGATCACCTGCGCGCCACCCATGCCGAGGGCCTGCGCGACAAAGCCTCCCTGTCCACCGCCACTACCGCCGCCGCCGGGGATTGTGCTCCCGCCGCCGATCGTCGGGATGTAGGGGATGTCCACGCCGGGGAGCCTGTTCGCGTTCTCGATCCACCCGTTCACGGTGCGGATGATGCCGTTGATCTTCGTGATGATGTAGTCGCCGATCCCCGATAGGGCACCGTTGAAGGCGGACTTGAGCGCGCCACCGAGTTGCGTGCCGATCGACCGCATGCTCGTCAGGGCGTCCGATCCCGCGCCGGTGACGGAGTCGAGGGCGTCGCTCGCCCCCGTCTTCACCCATTCGTAGAGCTTCCCGCCGAGCCCGCCCATCGCCGAGATCAGCGCGCCCGGGATCGCGGCGATCTGCGGCTTCACGTTGTCCCACAGCCTTGACGCCTGGGTCCCGAGGTACGATGCGCCCGTCTTCGCCCATCCCCACAGCAGCGCACCGAGCGCGCCCATCGCCGTAATGAGCCGTCCGGGGATCTGTCCGATCGTGTCTTTGTGCGCGTCCCAGAGCCCGGAGACTTTGCCGGCGAACCACTTCGCGCCGGTCTTCGCCCACGACCAGAGCAGCGCACCGATCGCGCCTATCCCCGCGACAAATCGCCCGGGGAGTTGTGAGATCGTGTCCTTGTGCGCATCCCAAAGCCCGGAGACTTTTTTCGCGAACCACTTCGCGCCCGTCTCTAACCATCCCCAAAGCAACGCACCGACCGCGCCTATCCCCGCGATAAAGCGTCCCGGGAGTTGCGATATCGTCTGCTTGTGCGCGTCCCAGAGCCCGGCGAGCTTCCCCGCCATCCACTTCGCGCCTGTTTCTAACCATCCCCAGAGGAACGAACCGACGGCCCCTATCCCGGCGACGAACCGCCCCGGGAGTTGCTTGATCGTGTCCCCGTGTTCGTCCCACAGCCCGGCGAGCTTCCCGGCCATCCACGTCGCGCCGGCTTGAATCCATCCCCAGAGCAGGAGCCCGACGTCGTCGATCTTGCTGACAAGGAACCCGGCGACCTCGCCGATCTTGCTCTTGTGGTCATCCCACAGCGTTGCGAGCTTCATCGCGAGGAACGTCGCCCCCGCCTTCGCCCATCCCCACAGGATGCCGCCCAGGTCGTCAATGTAGCCGAGGAGCTTGTACCCGAGCCCCGCGGCTCCGGAGACGAGCGCACCCCAGTCGATCCGGGAGGCGATCCCCTTGATCGCGTCCCAGGCGAGCCGGAACGCCTCGAGGGCCGCGATGCTCGCGGTCTCGACGACGTTCTTGAACGCATCCCACGCCGCCGACCAGTCGCCCGCAAACAGCGCGCGAACGAGGGCGACGACCGCGTGGATGTACGCCCCGATCGCGTCAAGAAGCGGCTGGAGGCGGTAGAGGTTGTCCATCGCCCACCGGACGGCCTTCACCACACCGTCGCCGATGAGCTTCACGAACGAGCCTAGCGGCCCTTTGACGCGGTCCCAGAGCGCGACAAGGGCCTGCCGGAGACTATCGATGCCGGCCCTCATCTTCGGCAGGGCTGCGCGATAGAGCCCGCCGAGCGTGTCCTTGAACTCTCCGAACTTCGCCTTGAGCCGGTCGAGTCCGCCGCCCGGAGCCTTGAACACGTTGAACCAGTTCGTGATCTTCGTCTTGATGCCGAACAGATCCCGTGTCCAGATAAAGTAGATCGCCGCGATCGCGGCGACGACGAGGAGGATAGGGCCGAGGCTCGACAGCATCCCGGCGCGCAAAACGTTAAAGAACATCTTGATCTTTGGGAGCAGGGCGATCACCGTGGAGAGCGCGCTCGCGAACACGCCCAGGGCGAGGAGCAGCGGACCGATAGCCGCGACGACCGCGAGCACGATGACGACGATTGTCTTCATCCTCGTGCTCATTCCCTGGAACCGTTCGAGGAGATTTTGCAGCATGTCTGCGAGCTTGATAGCATACGGTAGAATAATTGTGCCGATGCTAGCGGCAAAATTGACCAAAGTCGCTTTGAGTATTTTCATGCGATTCGCAAAGCTATCGGCAGTGCGAGCAGCGTCGCCGTTAGCCGCTCCGAGGTTGGCCATGATGAAGCCTTGACGAGCCGCGACCTTTTGCTGATCGGTCATAGCTCCGACACCATTCCAGATGCCTGCCTCCAAAGCATAGGCTTCCAGGGCTGCCTCGTTCATGATGATGCCAAATCGAGATAGGGGCTCTGCTTCTCCTCTAAGTCCTGCCCCGATTGCATCGAGAGCCTCATCGACAGGCACGTTGTAAAAAGATGCGAGGTCGGCAGCGGCTCTAATGCTATCGTTGCCGAACTTTGCGAGATCGTCGCCAGTCTTTCCCGCAGCCTGACCAAACACACCAAATTGCGTAGCCGCTGCGAGGTACTGCTGCTGACTCATCATTACGCTGCCTGCCGCGTCTTCGGAAGCAGTAATGATCCCGTCAGCGGCAGCTCCGTATACGGTGCCCACCGCACTCATACTCTCGTTGAGATCTGAGGCGGCCATCACCGCGAGGGCGAACCCGCCGACGATCGGCGCGGTGAAGCGCGTCGTCAGCGTGGTCCCGATGTCCCGGAGTCGGGTCCCGACGGCGTCGAGCTTTCGCCCGACATCGTCCATCTTCGTGTTGAACCCCGACGCGTCGAGGTCCATCTTGACGCCCATCGTCGAGATAACGGTCGCCATTAGCGGTACCCTCCGAGCGCGGCGCGGATCTTGTGAGCGAGCTGCTCGGGGGTCGGCTTCGGCTTCTCGTAATACGGCATGAAGTCTGCCGGCTCGAACGCCTGCGGCTGCTTCTTCGCGTCGCGGTTCACGTTCGCGATCACCGACGCGACGATGCCGGAGCGCAGATCACCGCGCTCCTCACCCCACGGCTCGAGACCGTAGTACTCGCCCCACTCGAGGTACTCTCGCCACGTCATCCGGTCGAGCATCTCCTCTACCGGCATCCCGAGGGCGAGAGCGAGGCGGAACTGAAACCGGCGGTCGGGCCGGTCCCTTATTTTCCCGCGTCGTCGCCCCCGGTGATGCCGCTCACCTCGGCGACCGCCGTCGCCAGCCGGACGATCGGTCCGACCTCGAGCCCCCGGAGATCGTCCGGTCCCGCGAACAGCGCGGCCCCGTCTTCGGTCACCGTCGCCGCTGCCACCAGGCGGAACGCCGCCTCGATGTTCTGCGAGAGGTCACGGTCGCCGGAAGCGAACACTTCCGACATCCCCTGCACCTCGCCCGCCGTCAACGGTCGGACCAACACGTCGCCGCCCCACTCCGGGACGGCGACGGCCTTCGTCTTCGAGCGGCGGGTGGCGAAAATAGCCTCACGCGTGAGTAGCGTCACGGGTTACTCCTCTCGCTGGTCACCGACCGGCGAACGTGAACTAGGCCCAGGTCACCGCGCCGGTTACCTGCAGAGTGAGCGCAGCGGACAGCACGCCCTCGACCGGAGCCGAGAGCTCGAACCCGGTGACGTAGGCGGCGAACGCTGCGGTGTCATTCGCCGAGCCGACGCCGGTCGGGAGCACGAGCTGGAAGTTCCGCTTCGTCTTGTCGACCATGTCGTCGTAGAGCGATCCGGAGCCGAACCCCTGGGTCGCGTCGCCCTTGAAGTTGATGTCGAACGTGACCTCGCCCGCCTCGATGATCGTCGGGATGTGCTCGCGCCACCCGGCGGAGTCGTGATTCGTCACGTCCTCGGTCGCGAGGGCGAACGCGAAGCCGGAGATGTCCCGGACCTCGGCGATCGTCGTGAACGTCTCGGTCGGCGAGCCGCCGTTGCCGATCTTGAGCAGCGTCCCGAAGGACGAAAGAGCACCACTGGGCATGTCGTTTTCCTCCTGAGCGGGACGCCCCGCTCTTTCAGTCTATTACGGGAGTGCAATCACCCCGAACTTCACCGCGGTGTTCGACGCTTGCAGATAAAGCCGTCCGTCGGTCTGCTGCCATCCGGCGAGCCCGAAGGGGCCGAGGGTGTGGATCGCCCCGGCGGCGATCGACTGGGTCGTGATGTCGCCGGTCCGCCCGTAGGGGTCGGCGACCGACGTGATCGTGTAGGTGTAGGAGCTCGCGCCGGTGTTCTGAACGATGAGGACCTCGCGACCGGTCAGCGCGAACTGCTCGAAGTTGCTCGTGTCCGCCGCCGTCATCGTGACGGCGACCCCGGCGGACGGGTTCGGTCCCGGGCTGTTCGTGCGGGTGAGGGTGACGCGCGGCATGTCTTACTCTCCTGTCTCGAGCGCGGCGATGCGCTCACCGAAGGACGGTTCCTCGACGACGGGCTCGGGCTCCGGCTTGCGCTTCGCCTTCGCCGGCGCGGGGTCGGCGACGACCGGCGCGGGCTTCGTCTCGAGACGGTGACGCCACAGGATGTGGTCGCGGGCGGTCTCCTGGTCGCCCGTGTCGAACGCGCAGAGCGGACAGCTGTAGCGGAGCACGCCCCGCCACTCGTGGGTCGTGGGCTCGATCATGGGATAGCCTCCTCCACCGCGTACTCGGTGGTCACGTCGAACGAGAACCCGAACGCGAGCGTATCGACGCCGCCGTAGTTCCCGTCGCCGAACTCGTAACGGATCGCCCCCGACGCTCCGGGCGACCGCGCATCGCCCAGGGCGACGACCGTGCCGCCGAAGCGGTCGCGGATGAAGCTCGCCATCAAGGCTGCCGGGATCGCGTCGGCGAACCCGAGGATGCGCTCGGTGTCGAACTCGAGGTCCTTGCGGGGCCAGTGGATCCGGATGCTAATCGTGTGGACGCCCCACGTCCCCGGGCGAGCGTGCGCCGTGTGCGTGGTAGCGAGGCGGACGGTGCCGCCCTCCGGGTAGGCGACGATCGCGGGCCACGGTCCGTAGACCTGATCGACCGGCGCGTCGTAGGCGGTGCCGAGGAGTGGGAGGGAGCGGACCGTCGCGACGACCTCGCGGATGATGTCAGGAACTGCCACGCTTGTAGGCCTCCTCGAGCTCGTCCGCGAACGTGTAGACGTGCTGCTGGATAGCCGGTACCGCCGCTTTGAAGCCGTCGCGGAGGAACGGCTGCTCTTCCGTTCCCTTCTTCGCGATCTTCCACCGGATCGCCGTCACCGCAGCCGACACGTCGTCGGTCTTCTTTGCTTTACTCTTGCGCCGATACCACTTTTCGATAGCGTCTTTGGGCGGAAGCTTCCCCGGACCGCGACCGAACTCGACGAACGGCGCATACTCGACGTTCGTGCCGACCTTGACGTAGGTCGGGACCGGTGTCGTCGTCGCGACTTCTTTGTCGATGCTCCGGCGGAGCGTCCCGAAGTTGACCGGCGTGAGCGGCTTCGCTTCCTTGATGATTTCTTTCCCGGACCGGGTAAGGAATCGTCGAGCCGGACCGGCGGCGGTCTTGCTCTTCAGCTTGCTCTTGAGCTTGTCGAGTCCCTCGATCTCGATCCGGACCTCGAACTCCCCCGCCACTAGATCGGCTCCAGGATCATGCGCCGGTAGGGCGCAAGCATCGCGGCGATGTCGGGATCGACGCGCGGGAGCGTCGCGACGTTGCCGAGGTCTGTCGAGCCAACGATCCCGAACGGCGCGTCGGTGCGCTTGAACAGCCGGATGACCATGAGGATCGTCGCCTCGGTCACCGGCTGCGGGACAGCGGGCCAGCCCCAGACCCCCGCGATGCGGACCCCGCGCCGAAGCACCGGGAACGAGCGCGTCCCCTGCGGAGTGATCGCGAGCGTCGTGTATGGCCAGCTCCGCCCGGCGGCGTTCACCGGCTCGAGCTCGTAGTCGTTCGCCGTCCACACCTCGGTATAGGTGCGGTTGCCGTCGATGTCGGTCGCGACACTCGTCACCGAGACGAGGTCGTCGATCCATGTCCAGTACGTCCCGGACGGCGTGAAGTAGCGCGTCTCCGTGGTCTGGTCGTATCGCCGGTTCGTCATCTCTTCGACCATGCGAGAGGCGGCGGTGATCAGCGCGGTGATCGTCGCGTCGTCGCGATCGTCCGTCCGCGAGAGCCGGGCCTTCACCTGGGCGAGCGTCGCGTAGTCCGCCATCGGCTAGCCTCCCGTGGTCGTCCGCGACCGGCGACCGGTCGGAGCCGTCACCTGTCGCGTCTGCATCGGCTCGGCAACGTCCCGCGCAGCGACCACCGGCGAGAGGACCCCGGGCGAGTCGCGCTCGAGGAACGCCGCCGTCTCCTCGTCGAGATCGACAACGGTGCCCGCCTCGAGGGAGATGCCCGGCGACTTGTATCGGTGGTTCACGCGGTACTGCATCGGATCTCCCTGGTCATGAAGATCGCGCCGGCGGCGCCACCCGATCCGGGCGCACCGCCGGTGATCTGCACTAGATGCCTTCCACGTCGTAGACGACGTAGACCTGCGCGGCGAGGTCGGCGGTCGTGCCGTCCCAGGTCGCGCTCGACGTGATCTCGCAGCCGATCACCGCACCCGCCGCGAACTCGGCAGCGGTGCGGAGGACCCGAACCGACTTCTCGGTCTCGGTCGCGATCGTCATCGTCGTATCCGCGTCTTCGGTCCCGCCGAACGTCGCGCCGACGGTGAGCGTGCCCGCCGTCGCGGCAGCCGACAGCGACGCGGCGACGGCGACCACGCGACCGGCCCACGGCGCGACGTAGCCGGTGACGACCATCGACGCCTCGGCCATCGCGACCGGGAGCTGGACGTCGGTCTGCGACGCGGCGACCGCATCCTGTCCGAACGCGAGGGCGACGAGCTGCCCCTTGCTCATATCTCGTGTAATCGTCGGCATATTGCCTCCCTATGCGGAGACCCTAGGGCGACGATATCGTCGCTCCTAGGGCCTCCTAGAGCCTCTAGAGGGCGATGTTGTAGATAACCGCCGCGCACTCGATGCCGGAGGCCGCACCCGTCGGGGTGAAGCGACCGAAGCCCATGCGCATGCTGTAGACGATGCGGGTCTGGTCGGTCGCCGGGATGCGCTCGACCTCGACGCGCACGCGCCGGCGCCAGCCCGCCTTGAAGCCGCGGCGGTTGAACACCACGACCTGCCCCTTGGTGTTGTTCGCGCCGGTGGTGCTCACCTTGCCGTCGGCTTCGGTCTTCGACACCGCCATCGACGCGACCACCGGGTGCCCGATGATGCGACCGACTTCGCCGTTGAGGAGGTCGGCGTTGATGCCCGCGCCGTACTGGCGAGCGGTGATGACCTCGTCGAACGTCGCGATGTGGTCCGCCGTCTGCGGGTCCGCGACGTAGACCAGGTCGTTCATGTCGGTCGGGTGACCCCAGTCGGTCAGGCGGGTCGGGTCGAGGAGCAGACCGCGAACGTCGCGCAGGTCGGTGAACGCGAGCGCACCGGCGGCGTCGAGGAGGTTCGCGGTGTTGTCCACGATCGCCGCGTGGCGGATGCCGTCGAACGCAAGGTAGTGCTTCGTGTCGGCGGGATCGGCGTCGTCGAGGTTGATGTTGCCGGTGCCCGCGTTCGTGGTGTCGCCGTTGAGGACGAGGCTATCGGAGTAGTGGGCGATCGCCTTCGCCGCCTGCGCGCGCAGGAACGGGACGAACGGGATGATGCTGTCCTCTTCGAGCTCACCGCTCCACATCTGGTGGATGACGAACTTCGACGCCGACACCGCGACGCGCTGCGAGCCCGTCTTCGTGGTCGTGTAGTTGCTCGCGTTGTTCGCGGTGTTCTCGCTGACGAGGAGCACTTCCGGGATGTCCACCTCGACCGGCAGGTACGCGGTCGGCGCGGTCATCTCGAAGGTGTCGATGAGGTTGAAGACGCGGGAGTCCGGGCGGGCGGCTTCCCACAAATCGCCGACGTACTGCGCGCCGACGAGCTGCGAACCGAAGCCGGTCTCGGCGGTGTCCATTGCGCGGTAGGCGGCCTCGAGAGCGCGCGCCTGCTTCTTGTTCACGCGCGGGTAGAGCTCTTCGAGCGCGCGCCCGTCGATGCGCTTGATCTCGTCCTCGCTCAGGTAGTGGGCATCGGAGATCGCGCGGAACGCGCCCTCGAGCTCCTCCGACGGGCCGCGACCGATACCGGCGCGCGAGCGGGCGGACATGAGGTCGTACAGGAACTCGATGTCGGACGCGCCCAGCCCGTGGCGGCTGAACTTCGAACCGATCAGGCGGGAGTCGCCGCTGCCGAAGCGCATCTTGCGGGCGAACTCGCCGTCGGCGAGGATGCCCTCGACGACCTGGCGGATGCGATCGTCGGACACCGCTGCGCGGGTCTCGGCGTTCATGGACTCGATACGGGCGACGATGTCGCTCACAACGTTATCGGACACGTTAGCTCTCCTTGATAGCGGACAGGATGCGGGTAAGCACCTCGTCCGGGGTCTCGACGACGGCGGCTTCCGCAGCGCGCGGGGTCATGTCGTCTTCGTCATAGTCGCCGCTCTTCGCCTTCATGCCGCGCTCGATCACGCGTTGGATCGCGTTCACGGCATCCTGAAGGTCGGCGAGGTTCTCCCGCGAGAGGACGGCCCCCGCGCGGGATTCGAAGGCGTCCGGGAACATGTCCGGCTCCCCCTCGAGGAACAGGGCGCGAACGCCCTCGACGCCGAGGGCCTCGAGGGCCTCCGGCTCCAGGTACTCCGGCGCGATCTTCCCCGCGCGATCGTAGGCGCGGGCAAGGTGCCGGTATCGATCGGCGACGTCGTAGCCCCGACCCTGTGCCGTGTCGCGGTACAGGGCCACCATCTCGGCGGCTGTACCCGACCATCCGGCGGTCGTCGGCTCCGGCGTCGTCGCAGGAACGTCCACGGCCTCGGCGATCGCCGCGAGCGCGCGAGCCTGTCGCGCGATCAGGGCGTTCGGGTCTCCGGGGACCGGGACGGCGGAGATGTCGAGGAGGTCGGCGCGGGTGACGCGCCCACGGCTACCGGCGACCGGGCTCGGCTCCATCGCCTGGGTATCCCAGCCGACGGAGACGGAGTGCAGGAAGCCGCCGCGGTACTTCGCCTCGATGCTGCGGGCGAAGTCGTCGGACTGGTCGAAGGTGACGTCCGCCATGAGCCGATCGCCGTCCACGAAGACGTCGGCGCGACCGATCGGGGGACGCTGTCCGGAGTAGTCGTGCGCCCAGAGGACGACCGGGTTCCGGCGGTAATTGTCGAGGTTCCAGGCGTCCATGCCGATCTCGAGGCCGTCGCGGGCGACACCTTCTGTTGAGGCGACAAATCGGATCGGCGCCCCCTCGCTCTCAGGAGTATCCGCACGGGAAATCACACCACGGATGTATCGCATTTACTGCCTCCCGTCGTCCCGCTTCCGGCGGGGAACGACTGTGCGATCGAGCCCCAGATAGGTCTCTATCGCCCCTAAACAGATTAGCAGTGCCTGTCTAATGGCCAGAAAAAGGACGCGTTCACGATCGCCCATTCATCGCCGCCCACTCGGTGTCGCTGATCGGCACCATTGTGCAGCGACAATTGACCACGTTCCGCGCGCTCGGGAAATCTCCGGGGTACATGCCCCGCTCCCCACCGACGGTGAACGGCTCGTCCATCGCGACCGCCTGATCGTGCGCGGCGACGTGGTCGGGTCGCGTGCGGTCGTCGATCGCGGACAGCCACCGCTTCCCGCCGACGACGCCGGACTGTCGCCAGCCCTCCTCCTGCCCACCGTTGACGGCGGCGCCGACCTCGGTCCGCGCGATCGCCTCCGCGCTCGACCGGATGCGGTCGCCCATGATCGTATTGACGCGGTCGGCGGCCTTGAGCACGTCCTCGCCCTGGGCGATGCTGTCGGCGAGCGTCGCCCGGAGCGCGTCCCACGTCGTCTGGTTCACCTCTTCGGCGAAGCGTTGGATCTGCCGCTCCATGAACCTGACGACGCGCGGGTCGAGCACGTCGAAGGCCATCCCGACGCCGGTCTGCGCGAGCCCATCCTGTCCGGCGCCGGCGATGATGTCGCGGTATATCGGCCGCATCACGACGCGGAACTCCCGGATCCACCGCGCAAGCTCGAACGGGTTCTCGGCTGCATCCTCGATCGTGCGCGCGCTGCGCTCGCTCTTGACGCGGGCGAGGACCGCCTGCCGCTGTCGGCGCATCAGGTCGGCGACGGCGTTCCCGAAGCGACGCTCCTCCGGCTCGAGGCGGCGGACCCACGCGGCGAACCGCTCGACGTGTTCGGGGTCGCCGTACTCGCGACCGGTGACGACGATCGTCCGCCCGGCCTCCTGTTCGCGCTCGATCTCGAGCTGCTTCCGCTCCGCCCAGGCGCGACCCGGGTCGCCGCCCCAGAGGTCCCACGCGACGCGACCGGGCGACGGGTAGCCGTCCTCCCCGTCGCTGAAGCCCTCGGCCTGCTTGTCGATCTCGTGCCGGGCGAAGAAGCTCTTCATCCGCGCGATCGTCTCCGGCGACACGCGCTCCCGGTTCGCGAGCTGGTTCGCGCGGGCAAGACCGACGGCGGTGCCGCCCGGTCGCCCCTCCTCTTTCCACGCGAGCGCGCGGCGGGCGACGGCGGCGACCTCTTCGGTCGGTCGCAGGTCCACGTCGGCGACGGCGCGGTGCGAGCGCGCGAGGTCGTCGAGGTCGTTCGGCGTGTCGTCTTCGTCGTCGATAGGCGTGTCGTCGATCGGCTGCTGGACCGGCTCCTGCGCTGTTGGGACCTCGCCGGACGTGACTGGCATTGATCCAGCAGGAACCCACCATGCGTCTCCCCACGACACCGGTTCGAGACCCTGCGACTGTCTGACCTCGTTGACAGTCAAGGTTCCGTTCGACAATGCCGTCGCAGCACTTACCGGCGGAACTGTGGAGGAGACTGGACCGAGGCCGCCACTCCCGGTCGGTGCCCACCAGGCGTCACCCCACGGCACCGGGTCGAGACCCTTCGACGCGCGCCACTCGTTCGGGAGCATCACCCCCGCGTCGAGCTTCTGCTTCTCGATCTCCCACTTCGCCGCCTCTGCTTCCTGCAGCACCGCGACGCCGGAGAGGTCGAACTCGATGAGGTCGGCGACGTTGGGGAACAGCGGCAGGAGCTGCTCGGTGAGCTCGGTCGCGATGAAGCGCGCCTCCGGCTGGATCGTGTCCGTCCAGATCGCGAGCCGCGCGTCCTGTTGGTTTGCGTAGGTGCGCTCGCCGCCGACGAGGTCGAGGGGGACGCCGTAGGCGCGACAGATCTCCTCGAGCGACCACTTGAGCGAGCCGAGGTATTCGGCGTCCTTCGGCGTCACGCTCAGCGGCTGGAACTTCGCCTCGAAGCGGAGGACGCCCCACCGGTGCGCTTTGTCCGCGCCTTTGAACCGGCGGCTCATCGACTGCTCGAGCCCGCGCGCCTGCTCTTCGGTGAGCGTCTGCCCGTTCGCCGGTTGCACGACCCCCGCGAGCTGCAGCCCGTTCCGGAACATCGCGGCGTTCGAGATCATCGCGGCCCGGCTCGTGTCGGCGGCGATCGCGGCGGAGGCGAGCGGCGACAGCCCGTCGAACTCGTCGAGCGGGTTCGGGTAGCGCAGCCAGATCACCTCGTCGCGCTCGAAGCGCATCGGCTCCTGATCGCTCCCGACCTGGTAGAGGAAGTGGCTAACGTAGGCTTCTTTGTCCGGGACGACGGTGACCCGGTCCGGCCTCGCCCACCACATCTCCATCGGTCGCCCGCGTCGGTTCGTCCCCCGGTCGAGGAAGATGTACGCGGACCCCCAGAGGCAGAGGCTGAGCTCCGTCATCTCGACGAGCCGCTGGAACGTCCAAAAAGGGTTGACCTTCGAAAGGAGCTCGACGAGCGGCCCGCCAGTGACCTTGTCCTTGCGACCGTCGGGACCGACGCGGTAGGCGACGATCGGCAGCGAGGAGAGGAGCGAGGCGCGGATACGCGCGGCGGTGTAGACCGCGTTGCTCGTCTGGATGTACTCGCCATAGTCGACCCGCGACTCCTGCTCGAGCCCGAAGCCCGCGAGGTAGTTGGCGATGCCAGGATCGGGGACGGAGCCCGGACCGGTGACGAACGCTCGGGCGACGGTGTCGGCGTATCGACGCATACGACTCACAGAAACAACCTCCCCGACAACGCTGGTTCGCTCAGATGCATCACGGCGTATCTGAGCGCGTCCATCGCGTGGTCGAACTCCTTGACTGGCTTGTCGTTGTCCGACTTGCTCCCATCCGGGTAGCGATACGCCTCGAACTCCGCGATGGTGTTGACACAGGACGGGTCGATCGTGAAGCCGTGTTCGAGCCTGTCGACAACGCGCCCGATGCCCTCGACGACGGCGTTCTCGCCCTTCACGGCTGGGTACCCGGCTCGCTGGAGGTCGAGGATGTACCCCGCGGCGCTCGGGTCGAGCACCACCGCTTCGGCCTGGCTCGCGTCCACTGCCGCCCTGATCGTCTCCACGATCTCGCCGGCCGCCATGTTGCGGCGATACACCTCGGCCCCGAGGTGAATGCGCTCGTCGCCCGCCTGGTGGACGGTAAGGATCGCGGTCGGGTTGCGGGTGCCGACGTCGACGGCGACGATCGTCCGCCACCCGGTCACGTCGACCCGGCGCACGTGACGCGCGCGCGAGAACTGCGCGTAGACCAGCCCCTCGAACGCGACGAACTCGCCACCGAGCTCCTGTGCCGCGAAGGCGCCGCTGTAACCGATGCTCTTCGCAAAGCCGTCGGGGAGCTCGGGATTCTCGTCGGTGCGCACCCGCCAGAGCGGATGCAGCGGGTCGAACTCGGTCCCGCTGGCGTCGCGCTCCCACTCTTCCCAGAGCCAGTTGCGCCCCTTCGGCGTCGACGTCACCCATGCCTGCGGGCGATCGCCGGTGCGCACGCGGCCCTTGACGATCTGCCACGCTTCGCGCGTGACGTACGCCGCCTCGTCGACCCACGCCCATTCGAGGTTCGGACCGCGCAGGCCGTCGGGGTTGTCGAGCGAGCGGCAAAGAATCTCGTGCCCGGTGCCGAGGATCGTGATGCTGTTCTCGCTCTTGTGGAGCGTGTGCGGCACCCCGTGCGCCGTCAGGAGGTCGATCAGCGTGCGTCTGGTCGCGTCACGCAGCATCGCGTACGTCGGTGCGTAGATCGTGCCCACGCCCCGCTGCCCGATGCGCGTCAGCACCTTCGCGGCGCCGGCGTAGGACTTGCCGGAGCCGATGCCGCCGATGTAGGCCGGATAGGCCGCGGTGCTCGTCACGAAGCGCCGCTGACGCGGGAACAGGGCCACGGTCGAGCGCCGCTCCTCGGCCACACTCACTGCGGGCCATCCTCGCGCTCGGCGATCACGATCGTCAGCGCGGTGCCACCAGGCCCGGTGTGCTCGTGCGTGCTCTTCTCGCGCCACTTGTCCGGGCGCCGCGCCTTCAACGTGGCCAGCAGCGCGACGACGTTGCCATCGCGCCCGAGGTCGAGCAGGTCGTCCTCGATATGGTCCGTGCCCTCGTCGATGGCCTCGGCCACCGCCGCGGCAAACTCCGGGTGTCGCTGCTTCTGGAAATAAAACGTCGATGTTTGGACCCCGCAGGCGCGACAAGCCCCGGCCACGGTCTTCCCGCTCCGGAGCTGGTCGAGCAGTTCCTGCTCCTTTTTCTTGGTCCACTGGCTCCAGTTGCCCTTACCCACACCGCCCCCAACCACCACGCGGCGTTCCCCGTCTCCACCCTAGCACCGGCTGTCCAGTGCCCAGGGCGGAGCGGGGCCGTTGCTCTCGAGCATACCGAGGCCTGACAACCCCACCGCGCCCCGTCGGCTAGAGATGTGCGGATCGGCGCCGGGCGTGGCTTGCGTAGTCGCAAGGCACGGCTAGCCATGGCGAGACCCGGGCCGGGTAGTCGTGCGTCCTGACAAGAGCTGGCTAGTCGTCTGTGCTGTTCAGGTGCGAATGGCGGAGCGTAGATAAGTCGCGCGTCGAGCACGGACTGGCGTGGCGGTGACTAGTCGGATGCACCGGGCAGCGGGGGTCAGGATGCGTGCGGTGATGTGTTGGCAAGTCGGCAGCCAAGCGATGGCGCGCGGTGAGATGACCAGTCGCTGGCAATGGCAGGTTGGGAATTGGCTAGTCGCCACGAAGGGTCCTGGCTTGAAGTGCATAGTCGATCGCGTTGGACACGGCTGGTCCCGGGGATGAGTTGGCCCGTCGAGTGGCACGGCAAGTCTAGGCCAGTCGTTGGGAGAGACACGGCATGAGGCAGGTAGACATGACAAGTCGGCAGCAATGACCAGGCCAGGCGAGTCCTGTGCCGGCTGGGGAAGGCCCGTCGAGCGTTTCGTCAGTGATGCGTCCCCGTGGCGATATGGCCTGTCGAATGGCACGAGCGGCAGTGAAAAGAACAGCTCCGGGTAGTCGGCATGCGCGGGTATGCAACGTCGCTTGTGGCGCCTGGTCGCGCAGGGATGTGTGACGTCGCTGGCGCCGCCTGGATGCGAGAGGCTATGGGACGGCTCGCATTGTCGCCTGCGTCGGCATGCGGTGATTGGCTACGGCAAGTCACGTGGCATGGCGAGGACGCGATGCATGGGCGCGTATTGTCGCCTGCTGCTGGCATGCGTCGTGCTGGCGTGGCAAGTCACGTGGCACGGCCTGCGGGTCCTGCGGCGCACGGTCTCGGCATGGCCCGTCAGTAGTGGTGCCTTGGCGGGTGTCGCAACGACATGTCGGCATGATCAGGATGTGCCATGGCACGTGAGGTCGCAGGTCGGGTGTGGGGCTGGCCCGTGAAGTCAACAGTCAGGCGAGGAGGTGCAATGAAAAGTCGCTCGCATGGGCATGACCTGCGAAGACAAGTCGGCCGGGCGAGAATTGAGCAGTCTTGAATAGTCGGGCGGGACGTCGTGCGTTGGCGTGAATCGTCGATCGGCGTGAATCGCTGTGTGTCGAAGGCCGGCGGCGACGCATCGCGCCCCGCCGGCCAGACAATCTCCGCCTCGACTAGATCTTCTGGAACACCATCACCTTGAACTGCCCGTGGCTCTGCGAGCGCAGCGCCCCCAGCCCCGAGTACTGCAGATACGTCAGCAGCAGCTTCCACTGCTCCTGCTCAATCCGCTCCTTCCCCGTCTGCGGGTCCACCAGGCTCTTCAGCACGAACGTGATCCGCGGCTGCTCCACGTAGTCATACTGCGTCAGCGTGCTCCGGCTCCCGCTCGGCCCGCTCACCACGCCGTGCTGCGTCCACGTCCCGTCCGGCTCCGTCCGCCCCAGGTGGATGCGCTGCCCCTCGACGAAGATCCACTCGCTCAGCGCGTTCTTCGGCCCCTTCTTCGTCTTCCCCCACCGCTCGCCGGCGAAGAGCACCGAGGTGGCCTCCTTGAAGCCCGCCTTCACCTGCCGCGACTCGATGTACAGCCCGCTGGCGTCGCGCTTGAACGTGTTGCCGTGCCGCTCGGCCCCCACCTTCTCCGAGACCGCGATGATCTCGTCGAGCGTCGCCTCTTCCGGCGTGTCCACCCCGATCTCGCCGAGCGTCCGCCGCACCATCGCCGCGAGCTCCGCGTCCTCGTCCACGCCCGCCCGCGCCCGGATCCAGCCGGCGATCAGGTCCGCCTTCTGCGGCGTGCCCCCCATCAGCTTGTCCGTGAACTGGCACTCCACCCGGTAGCGGATGAAGAGCTCCTCGTCCAGCGCGTCGAAGATCCCGTGGATCTCGTCCGGGTTCAAGAGCTGCGGCTTCTGCATCGTCGTGCTCATGGTCGTTCCTCTCCCTGTCAGCTACGCCAGCGCCCGAATCGGCGTCGGCTTCGGCTCCAGCTCGTCGTCGAGCCGCTCGAGATCCTGCTCGGTCATCACCTCCCGCGCCCGTTGCCCCGGCGCCAGCTGATCAGCCACCCGGCGACACAACGTCGCCCGCTTCTTGGCCTCCGCGCTCTCGTGGTCCCGGATCGTCGCCGCCGCCAGCAGCTGCTCCTTCGTCATGTTCAGCAGCCGCATCGGCACGCCGTTCTCCGGGTGTCGCTCCATCCACCGCGCCCACGGCTTCTCATCGTTGCGCACCAACTCCACCAGGCGCTGGCGCCGCGCCGCCGTCAACCGCGTTCGCTCGTTCCCTTGGTGCTCGTCGATCTCCACCGCCACCTCGACCTTCTCGTTCGGCAGCGGCAGCACCGGCACCGCCCGTGGCTGGTGCCCGGTCATCGCCTCGATCGCGAAGAACTTCCACGCGTCGAACACGAACTCCTGGATGAACTGCCCGTCCGGCCCGAACGAGCGCATCGCCTCGTCCACCACCCGGTCGAGGCTCGCACCGTCCACCTCGAACTTCCGGTACGCCCACCCCACGAACTCCTCGATTCGCTTGAACTCGTGGCTCACAGGTCCTGCTCCTCCGGCCAGAGCGTCACTACCGTCACGCCCCGCCGCGTCACCCGATCGATCTCGACTCCGCGCACCCGGAATCGCCGATCGTCCACCCCCAGCGCCTGCGCCACCCCATCGAGCAGCGCCTTCGCCGAAGCCAGCGTGTTGTCTTCGTCGATCGTCCCCCGTCTCCCCGGCTCCCACGACACCGTCAGCCGGTAGCAAATCCGCCGCGCCTTCGCCAGCGCGTCCCGCCCGAGCGGGTCAGCCAGGAGCACTTCCCTCGTTGCCAGCGCCGCCGCCTGGTGCAGCGAGCGCGCCGCCTTCGCCTTGCGCGAGAAGTGCACCCGCGCATTCGGCGAGCACTCCCGCGGCGGCGTCATCGGCACCACCACCTCGATCACCATCAGCCGCGCAGCCGATACGGCACGCCGTCGTCATCGAGCGCCCAGCGCGTGTAGTTGCCCGCAACAGCATCGTCCGCGCTCGTCGCCTCGCCCCGCTCCTGGCACGCTTGGCACCAGTACGCCCGGCACCGTCGCGCCGTTCGCGCCGCATCCTCCAGAAACGCGCTGTCCGGCAACGACCTCGCGCACGAGTAGCACCGCAACGTCTGCATCACCGAGGCATCCCCTCCCTGACCTGAACCTCGCGAAGTAAGATCCTAATTGGCAAGAGATAGGCTTCGGCCAGCGCTCTTTGGACTTCTTCGGTGCCGTTGCGATAGGTCGCGGCGCTGGCGTTCATCAGATCAATAACCTTCTGGGCGGTGGTCACGATCTCCCACGCTTCAGGGCATGCCTTCAGCCGATCAACGTCAGCGCGAACAAGAAACGCCGGCCAAACACCCGGGTAATGCTCGAACTTGAGATTGCTCACACCCGCTCCTCCCACACCGTCACCACATGCCGGAGCGCCACCCAGAACGCCATGCCGTGCTTCGTGTCTTCCACCTCGACCCAGTCGCCGCGCACCCGGCACATCCGGAACTCGAACTGGTTGTTGCCGACGGCGATCAGCCGCACCTTGACCCGCTCCCGGTCCTCGTTGTCCGCATGCAAGTGCGCGTCGATCACCGGCGCCGGCCACTGCTGGCAGAAGTAGCAGAGCCCTGCAAACACCTCTTCCGGAGCCAGATCCACCCCGCACACCGGGCACGGAGGTGACACCACCGGCAGCCTCCCCGTCGTCACGTACTCGCCCCTCGCCTCAGTCACTGCGCCACCTCCTCAGCGAGCGCCAGCAACGCGTACGCCAGCCGCCGCGCGCTCGGCGCATCGATCTCCATCGGGATCGCCAGCACCTCGCGCTCGTCCTCGATCTGCACCCGCACCAGCTCGCCGCCCTCCGCCAGGGCGACGCTCAACCGCAGGTCCTCCCACTCGTGGTGAATCGCAAACCGCTCGCTCATGCCAACTCCCTCCGCAACCGCTCGATCCGCGCGTCCACCGACTGGTACTCGCGGATCGCCGCCTCGTACTCCCGCTGCCCGCCCGGCACCAGCGGGTTCCGCTCCAGGAACCGGATCAACTCGTCCAACCGCACCAGCCGCGCCTCCAGCTTCACCAGCTCGATCACCGCTCTACCTCAGGCTCGCCATCAACCCACCCGGTATCAATCCCGTGCTCCGTTGTCACCTCGTCAAATCCGGGGTACTCCCGCCACCGATTGACAAAGTTCGGCTTCAGGTACACCTTGCAGCCCGCGTCGCGCGCCTGACGCAACAGATGCTCAAACCACTCGATCGGCGGGTTGAACTCCGGCGTCTGCGTCGACTTCGACGACCCGCCCACCACCACCCAGTCGAACATCTCAAGCGACGAAAAGGTCAGCCGTTCAAGCATCGGCTCGCAGCTCAGCCACTTCACGCCCGCCCGCACATCGCGGAACGACTTCTCGGCAATCTCGACCCGGAACTGCTTGTCGACCGTCGTGCCGACCCACGCGTTGTCCGGCCATTCCTGCTGCGACAACCGGCGCGGGAACTTGGTCAGAAACAGGAAGTTCCACTGCGGATTGCCGCGCACCTCGGCGAGCACGGCATCGATCCACTCCTGCGGCACCCACTTGCCAAACAGGTCGGCCATGGAGCAGACGAAGACGTTCTTTTCGCCGAGGTTGGTCGCAGCTGCGGCCGGCACCTTCATGTGGCGCGCGGCATGCAGGCGGCCAGGCACGATCGCCGGCACAAAACCCTGCGGGTAGAAGCGCGCCGCGATGTCCCGCGCGTAGCAGTAGGGGCAGTTGTGCAGGCAGCCAGTGACCGGGTTCCACGTCCACAGCGCCCACTCGACGTTGTCGTTGGTCCGGTTGAACTGGGCAGCCGCTTCGGCCGGCGCCGCGGTCAGCAGCTGGTGACGCTGCCGATCGTCGAGCGCGGTCCACTCGGCGATCGTGTAGGCGCCGCGAACGGCCGCGCCGCCGACCTCGTCGATCGTGTACCGCTTGGTCTCCGGCAGCGCCTGCTGTGGCGTCGGCTTGACCGGCGGCTCGAACGTCGTCGCAGCCTCGACGGCGATCCGCTTGTTCTCGCGCACCTGGTCGTAGGCCGCCCGGATCGACGTCTCGCCGCGAGCCACCAGCTCAACCAGCTCCGGCTCGTCGGCAATCGCCACGATGCGCTCGATTTGAGCCTTAGATACCCCTACTACTTCGGCAACTTCTTGAGCCGTGTTCTTGCGATCAAAAACCTCCATGGAGGTTTTTGATTCTTGACTCTTGCGATCTCCGCCGCGTTGCCGCTTCATGCGCGCATAAATGTCCGGCACCAGCGTGACTAGCCGCGCCGGGTCAATGTTGCGCCGGTTCTTCTGTCGCTGGATCGCGTAAAGCACCGCGTCGTCTTCGTCGGCAAACTCGGTCTTGGCGACGTAGACCTGATCGAGGCCGGCCGCCTTCGCCGCCGCCAGGCGCGTGTGCCCGTCGACCACCACGTCGCGGCCGTGCCACAGCACGATCGGCTCGGCGCGGTCGTACCCGTGCTCACGCATCGCCTCGGCGATCGCGTCGACCGTCAACGCGTGCACCGGCCAAATGTCAGCAAGCACCGGATCGGTCTTGACATTGTCGATGTGCACCCAGCTTATCGTGATTGTTTGTCGCGTCGTATCTGCCATCACGCACCTCAGTCCGGCTTGTCGTGAATCTCGCAGTGGCAGTGGTGGCACACCGCAATCAGGTTCTCCGGCAGGTCAAACGTGCCCCACTTCGGATAGATCAGGTGATGAGGCTCAGTTGCTGGGGCAACCCGGCATCGTTCGCACCAACCTCCTGATCGGGAGAAGACCTGCGCTCGGACCTTCCGGAACTCGGGATGACGGAGATACTCGCGGTAGGTTCGATACGGAGATGCAGGCCGACCGCTCTTTCTCTGCTCGTGAAAGCCGCCTTGAGTAACGCGTCCTCTTGATTCCCCTTGCTGTCCATCCAGTGAGCTCCAGCGGGGAAGCTCTTTCCGGCATTCGTCCAGTTCGACGCGACCCAGATCTGCCACTGCCACTTCCCCCCGATATCCCAAAAACACTTGAAGTACCGCTTGTTAATCCCACCCAACACGCCAGGAAGCCGCTGGCCATCACGACGCTTAAACGAGGTCGCTCCCGTCGATATCGCAACGTCAATGCGCGAGCCCTTGAATCCAGAGGCAATCTGGTTGATCACCTCCACCGGAACATCAGCTCCATTCGGATCGGCAAGCACCAGGCCGTAGACAATCCCACGGTCGCCACGAACCTGCTGGATAACCGAACGCACAGATTCAACGGTGCGCATGTGATCACCACCGACCACCGTGACGTTCGGATTCCTGCCGTAAAGTGAGTGCAAGCTCATCAGTTGCTCGGCGCCGACCTCGCAAAGAATCGCGTGATACGGCTCACCGAGGCGCTCGGCTTCGTCGATAAACAACTGCGGGCTTCCGATTGTTCCGTCCGGATAAACACCGCATCCAGCGTGCAGGTCGACATAGACAAACTTGGACAGCGTCTTCTCATGCGGGTATTTCCCTGCACGCAGGTTCTTCGTGAACGTGAGCGCCATCCCAAATAGCTTTCGCATTTCGACGTGCTTGTCGAGCGTCTTGCCGGACCGCCCGACCTGGTCGTTCTTCGTCACCATCACTTCACCCTCTTCAGCGCCACCAAATCCGACGCCCCCGGCAGCCCCTTCAGCCCCCCGTCCGCCGCCTGCCCGCGCTTCACCAGCCCGCTCGACAGGTTCTTCCACGTCCACAGGAACTGCTCCCGCACCTCCGCTTGCTCCCCGAGGCAGATCAGCCGCCACGACATCGACGCCACCGCCGCCTCCGTGATCGGGTTCGCAAACACCGGCGCCTCCGCCTCCACCAGCTCCCGGTTCCGCATCACCGGCCCCCGGTTCCAGCCCACCCGCGCCGCTTCCTTGCGCACCTCCGCCCACGCCGCCTCCGCCAGGCCGTCCATCGGCCCGCCGGCCACCGCCGCCTCCCGGATCTCCGAAATCGTCGGGAAGAACTTGGCCGTCCGGATCAGGCGGTACACCGCGTCCACCACCGCCGCCTCATCGAGGTCCGCCAGCTGCCGCGCGTACAACGCCAGCGTCGCCACCGGCACATCCCGCTGCGGAAACGCCGTCCGCAACTCCGCGAGCGCCTGCTTCAACGAGGTCACGGCCCCACCTCCACATCACCGCCGCCCGTCAGCCGGTCGAACTCCGCCCAGTAGTCCGCATCGGTCTGCTTTGAGCCGCGCTCGGCCTTCAGGTCCCGAGCCTTCCGCATCCAGTTCCGCCACGCCGCGGTCCAGTCCACGTGCGTCGTCCCCTTCGCCCGGTGCCAGTCGAGGAACCGCGCCGTCTCGTCCACCGTCTGCTGCGTCGTGAACCCCAGCGCCTCCGCCGCGTCGTAGTGCTCCGCATCGAGGTCGAAATGCTTCGGCGCCTTCGTCCCCCGCTTCCCCTTCTCGATCGGCGTCACTTTTGCTGGCGCGCTAGCGCCCATATCTCCTCTGCTCTGCTCTGTTTCTGTTCTGTTCTGTTCTGTATCTAGGGCGTTACTATTCCGTTCCGTGGAACGTTGCTCATCCGTTACAGCCGTCTTATCGCGCAACGTTTCATGTAACGTTTCACCAGACGTTGCCTGTCGATGACGACGCACGCGCTCTGAAACGTTGTCTGACTTGAATTGCCTCGCTTCCCAGTTGTGCATCGCTAGCCCGCTCTTGGTGCGATCGATCAGCCCACGAGCCACCAGGAGCTCCACGGCGGCATTCGTTTCGTCGGTTCCCATCCGCAACGCGAACGCGATGTCCTCGATTCCCGGGAGCACCCCGCGCGGCTGGCTGCGGCTCGCGAGGCAGAGCAGGTTGACCCACGCCTTGAACACCACCGGGTCGAGCCGCTGCACCTTCGGGTCGTCGAGCACCTCGTGATAGAGCCGCAGCCAGTTCATCGCGCCCTCCTAGAACGGCACCACGCCGTTGGCCTGCGCCCCGTTAGACTGCTGCTGCTTGTCCAGCTTCAGCACCTGGTCCACCAGCACCTCCGGCGTAAACCGCCGCTCCCCCTCCTTCGACTCCCACTCCCGCACGCTCAGCCGCCCGATCACCGCCACCAGCGCGCCCTTCACCAGCCCCCACTCGGACCACTGCTCCGCGCGCTTCCCCAGCAACGTGGCCGAGAACCACGTCGTGTGCGGCTCCCGCTCCGTGCCATCGCTGACCGCAACCCGAAACCGCAACCGCGCCGTCCCGCTCTGCGCGTACTCGAGCTGCGCGTCCGCCCCGAGGTGCCCGATCACCGTCACATGCGCCCCACTCGCCACGTCATTCCTCCTAGGCGAACATCGGGTTCACGCCCGACCGCCGCAGCTGCTCCCGCGCAGCGACCACCAGATCGACCAGCTGCTCGTCCGGCGTCTGCGACAGCCACACGTACAGCTCCCGCCCCTGCCCGACCGTCAGCTCCTTCGTCGACGTCACGCCGTAGCGCGCCACCGCCATCGCCTTCACGTCGTCGTGGCTCAGGTTTCGCTTCCCCGCCGCCGCGTGCAGCGCGCCCATCCCCTTCTGGTTGATCGGCGCAGCCGCATCGTCCTTGTCCGCCACCGGCTGCTGGGCTTCGACCGGGGCCGGCTGCTGCGGTGGCTGCTGCGGCGCCTGGGCCGGTGTCGCCTTCGGCTTGTGCTCCGCCTCCGCCCGCTGCACCTTGCCCATCTCCTCCCGGCTCGGCCGCTGCGAGTGGCTCGTCGCGTACCCCAGGTTCGCTAGCGCCCGCCCGATCGCCGAGGTCTCGCAGTTCTCCTCGTGCGACGTCTGGTTCGCCATCCCCTGCCCGGCCCGCTCGAACGCGTGCCCTGTCGCCGCCGGCCGCTTGTCCTCGAGCGAGCGGTACACCTCCGCCCGATAGCGGCAGAGCGTGAAGTCCTCCGGATCGCTCATCAGCTGCGTCGTGATGTGCCCGTCCGGGTAGTCCCGCCAGAAGAAGTTGATCCGCTCCTGCACCGGGATGTAGTCCTTGAGGTCGAACCGCTGCCCGCCCATCTAGTTCACTCCGATCTGATCGGCGCCCGTCATCGAGCGCCCACCACGCACCTGCCGACGCACAAACGCGCGCCACTGCCGGTGCTCGAACTCGCGCGCCACGCGCATCTCGTGGGTCACCGTCTCCGCGACCCGGATCGCCAGCAGCAACGCCCCGAACGTCCCGATCGCCGCACCCGCACCGAACAGCACCACCAGTCGCACCACCGTCACCTCGACCATCGCGGCAACCACCGTCGCCAGCTCCGCCGCGCCCGATCCCGCTCGCCCCACGACCACGACCGATAGCCATCCCGCCACGGGTCGCGGTTCACCACGTCTGCATCCCGGCAGCGAGCGCCGCCTTGCGCAGCACCTCGGCCAGCGTCAGCGCGTCCTGCGGGTCGATCTCCACGTCCTGCGCGTCGACCACTGGCTGGTCAATGCCGCGAAGGTCCACATAGACCACCGTCAACACCACGTACCCGCCGTCCTCCGCCACATCGATGCGCCACGAGCCCCGGCGCCCACCAACCGACTCCACCGCCGCCATTACTCGGCCTCCTCACAGCGCTTGCGCAGCTGCTCCAGGTCCCACAGCGCGTCCGCCAGCAGCTCCTGCAGGTTCTGGATCTCCACCCGATCCCGCAGCCGCAACGTCCGCAGCTCCAGCGCTTCCTCGCGCCAGTCCCGCACGAGCACCAGCGCCATCTCGACGTTGTGGAGCGCCTGCGTCGGCGTCACCGGCCGCACGTACAGCGTCACCGGCTCCACGCCGCGAGGCCGGTCGATCGTCATGAAGCGCCGCTGCTGGTCCATCAGATCGTCCTTGTCGTGCCTGTTAGAATTGATCACGGTCGTTCTTCTCCTTGGGGCTCGCGCGGTTGCCGCCGCGCGAGCCTCAGACCACCCGCAGACGACGTCCGTCGTCCGTCACCGAGGCGCCCGCCTCGTGCTCCACCTCCCGCATCACCTCGAGCAACCGGCGACGCTCCCGATCGAGCTCCGCCTCCATCCGCTCCACCACCAGCCGCTGCTCGCGCATCCGCACCACCAGCGCCGCTCGCGCCGCCGCCTGGCTCCGGTTGAACTCACCCTTCAACCACGGCATCAGCGCGTGCCGGTGAATCCGCGTCACCCGGTGCGTCTCGCCCAGGCGGACCGCCTCGATCCGCCCCTGCTCGACACCAGCCACCACCGTCGGCTCCGACACCCCGAGCTCCCGCGCCGCCTCCGCGATCGAGAGCCACATCCCTTCAGCCATCACAACCTCCCCGCGCCCATGGCACGAGCCGTGCACTTCAGACCGCATGAACAACGACCTCTGCGCCAGCGAGTCGCTCGCACAGCCGGTCGATCCCCTCGAGCCCCAGCCGCTCGAGCTGCCGATGCACGCCCTGCATCGTGGCGAAGAACTCCCCGGCCACCTCCTGCTGCTCCCGGCTCCCGTGCTCGCGCTGCCACCGCTGGACCAGCGCGTTCACCCCCAGCGCGTCCTCCACCAGCGCCCGGGCCAGCGACAGCGTCTCGTCCGCCACCCACTGCGGCGGAATCCCTGCCGTGCGGTAGACAGCGCGCCACCGCCCAGCCATGTCCGCCGCGCCCTGTCCCGCCAGCGCCACCACCTCGTCAATCCCCATCAGCTCGCTCACACCAGCACCTCCGCGTCTACCCGATCTGGGTTGATTTCACTGCTCTTTGACACTTCAAAGAGCAAAAAAAAGGGCACGCCGATCTCTGTCGCGATGCGAATCGCAACCGGTTCGGCGACATCGATGTGGCCGTGCACCACACTGCTCGTGTACTGCCTGGATACACCGATTCTCCTGGCCAGCCACGACACGGTACGGCCCTGATCGCGTATGGTTAGAACCACATTCGTAGCGCGGTAGCGCGGGGGCAATTGCTTCATGGCAGCATCCTACTCCAACCTGACAACCCTGTCAACTAGCATTGTGGGCATGTCAGACAGCGATGCCTTTGCTGCGTGGTTTCAACGTGAACTGAGGCGACGCGAGTGGAATCAGGCCGATGCCGCTCGCCGTCTTGGCGTGTCGTCTTCGGTGGTCAACCGCTGGTTCCGCGGAGAGCGCCTGCCCGACCCGCGTTCCTGTGACACGATCTCCGACGTGTTCAGCGTGTCCATCGACCAGGTGCTCGAGCTCGCCGGTCATCGACCGCCGATGGCTCCCCGAGATCCTTCTTCGCCTGTGCCGGCGTTGCAGGCGCTCGTGGATCGCGTCACCTGGACGCCAGAGCGCGCTGCAACCGTCGACATGATCCTACGCGGATGGATCGACCGCGATCGTGGTAACGAGCGCGGTTCCTAGCGACCTACCCTGCGCGGGTCGCCCCCCCCCCCGCGTACGTACGCGGATTTGGCGAGTAGTGCAGCGACGAGCTCGGCCGCCCACCTGGCGATCGTGCCGTCTTGGCTTGTCATCTGCGCCAGCACTTGCTGATCGACAGGCGACACCACACACACCTCGGTCTGCTCGTCGTCGACACCGATTGTGAGCGCCACCGCCACATCGTCGACCGTCGACTCCATCGTCGCCGTCCCGGCCACCGCTGCCGTGAGAACGATTTTCATCCGCGCCTCCATTGGTGCGTAGAGATTTGACAATACGAGAATACCACGGTCGGGGACGTCTGCATGCTGTCTGTCACAGCTCTCAACGCAACATCGCGGACATAATACGAACACCTGTTCTAAAACGCAAGGGAGTGGCTATGACACGAAACCGATACAACATTCGCAAGGAAACGAACGAGCGCGGCGTCGTCTGGCGCGCCACGATTGACCTCGGTCCCGACCCGCTGACCGGCAAGCGGCGCCAGCGGCGCCTGAGCGCCACCACGCGCAAGGCGCTCGAGGCAAAGATCGGCGAGTTGCTCGGCGCCGCCGAACGCGGCGAGCTCCTCAGCGATCGCCGCATCACCGTTGCCGCGTATCTCGACGAGTGGCTGGTCGCCATCGAGCCGTCGATCCGCCCGCTTACCGTCGAGAGCTACCGCGGCACCATTCGCACTCACATCACCCCGCACATCGGCGCCCTGCAGCTGCGCGCGCTCACGCCGCTCCACGTCCACGCGCTCGTCTCCCGCAAGTCACGCGAACTTGCGGCGTCGACCGTGCACAAGATCATCTCGATCCTGCGCGCTGCGATGCGTCGCGCCGTTGCCTGGAACCTGATCCCGCGCGACGTCACCGCCGACGTGATCGCCCCGCGCCAGGGCGCGCCGATCGATGCCACCTGGTCGTCCGAGCAAGCGCGCCTGTTCCTCGACGCCGCGCGTGGCCACGACCTCTACGCGTTCTATTACCTGGCCATCTCGACGGGCATGCGCCTGGGCGAGCTGCTCGGCTTGCGCTGGTCCGACATCGACTTTGAACGACGCTTCCTTCGCGTTGTCCGCAGCGTCCACGCGCCCAACCGCTGGCACGTCACCGTCTCCGACCCGAAGACGCCCACCAGCCGGCGCCGCATCGCCCTTGCCGACGACATCGTCCGCGAGCTCCGCCTGCACCGAGACCGCCAGCAGATGGGCCGGTTCCCCGTCGGCCCTGACGACCCGTGCTTCACCAACGACAACCCGCACCGCCTGCCCCTGACCAAAGGCCGCGTTAGCTACCACCTCGAGGTGATCTGCGCAAAGGCCGGCGTGCCCAAGATCCGCTTCCACGACATTCGCCACACCGCAGCCACCCTAATGCTCGAAGCCGGGGAGCATCCCAAGGTGGTCGCCGAACGCCTCGGCCATAGCAAGGTCGCAATGACCCTCGACCGCTATTCGCACGTCACTCCCGACATGCAGCAAGCCGCCGCCGACCGCCTTGCCGACGCCATTCGCCCCAAAAAATCGACCGGTTCGTGACGAGTTTGTGACGATGGCTATTTTCGCACCACCAAAACCCTAGGAATCTCCGCGCAAAAGCCAATCTCTGGCAGTATCGCCCATTCCACGCCCGCTGTTTTGGCACCAAAACTCAGGACAACCAGAACCCAAAGAGACAGGAAGCGCCGGCCCACCGGCCGGCGCTTCCCTGCTCGCATCACACAGCGTCACGCAGAATCGTGACGATTTTTGTGACGCTCCATGCGATCGCCCAACACCTACTTCAACCCGCGATGCCCGCTCGCATCCTCCAGCGCGTTCTGCACGAACGACACCGCCGCCACCACCCCGGCCCACCCCGCCGCGATCGCCGCCCGCTTCAACACCTGGAGGTCCGGCACGCTGTCGATCCCCATCGCCCCGCTCGTCGAGAGCGCGATGAACACGCCCAGGAACGCCTGCAAGAACGTCCGCACCCCACGAATCACCGCATCACGCATTCCCGTCACCTCCCCGCACCGCGCGCAAGAACGCCACGGCCTCGTCGAACCGCTCGCCTGGGAACGGCACGAACCGCCGCTCCCCCGGCCAGAACACCACCACCGGCACCCCGTACCCCGCCCGGAACCCGAGCCGCTCGCCGTAGTCGTCCTTGGTCTTGTACGTCCCGCAGCGCAGGTACACCACCGGCTCGCCCCGCCGCTGCACCGTCTCGCACAGCGGCTCGTGCGTATGCCCCAGCGCCACCACGTCCGCGCTCTGCCACTCCCACGGCCACTCGTCCCACACCCGCCGCTGCGAGTTGCTCTTGTTGACCGTCCCCTGCCCGCGCCACTGGTGCTTCACCACCACGCAGTACCGGTGCCCACCGTGCTCGATCAGCACCGTCCCGCCGCGCTCGGTGAAGTACGCGCAGCCGAGGTGCTCCGCCAGCCGCGGCAGCCGGTCGATCCCCGCCCACCGGCCATCCCACGCATCGTGGTTGCCCTGGCAGAGCGCGATCCACTTCCCGAGCGCCATCTCCATCCGCGACACCGCGTATCGGATCTGATCGTCCGGCGAGGGAAACAACGCCCCCCACAACGCCGGCCCGGACTTCCCCTGCGGCTTCGTGTTCTCGAGCACATCGCCGAGGTGGATCGCGTACAGGCCGTCGGTGTCCCGGATCGCCTCCAGGTCGGCCCGCAGCCGCGCGTAGTCGACGCCCCCGGCCCCCACGTGCCAGTCGCTCGTGAACGCCACCCCGATCGGCAACCTGTCGGCCGGCGTGAACGTCGTCGACTCCTGCGTCCTGCTGATCCCCGCGCGCGCTTCGCCCGCCTGCTCCAGCGTCGCGAAGTACGCCTCGACGTCGTCCTCGTCCGGCGCCGGAGCCACCGTCACCGTCGCCCCACCGGCGAGCCCCCGCGGCGCGCCCACCGCCGCCCGCTTCAGCCGCCACGCGTCATACGTCCGCCGTCCCGGAAACAACTCGTCGAACTCCGGGTACGAGAACCCCGACGCCAGCGCCGCCAGCTCGTCCTCGCTCCACCCCGCGCCGCTCACCCGACCGCCACCGTCACCCGGCAGTCCGTCTCCGCCTGCCGCACCCGGTGCCCCTCGTCAGTCACCCACCACCACGTGCCGTCACCCTGCACCGCCCACTCCACCTCGAGCACCTCCTCCACCGTCGCGGGCGCCCGCGTCTCCAGCGCCTTGGCCCCCGCGTACTGCCGGAACCGCGCCCCCGCCTTGGCCGTCACCCGCCGCCCGATCGCGTGGAACGTCGCCCCCCCGAGCACCTGGTCCATCCCGTTCCACGACGCCGGCCGCGCCCCCGGCTGCGCGAACGCCACCGGCGGCTTCGGCGGATCCACCGGCTCGATCGACCCGATCCGCTTTGCCACGTTGGCCACAAACGCCGGCCAGTACCCCTCGCGACGCATCCGCGACGGACAGTCCTTGCCACTAAACGCGTTGTGCTGCCGCACCCGGTCCGCGTGCATGCCCAGTGCGGCGAGCACCCCGGCCGCCAGCGCCTCCGCGTTCCTGCGCGACGCCGCCACGTCGATCCCCGCGTTGATGCACAGCTCGCACGAGATGCCGCTCATGTTCCCCGGCCCCGCCCCATCGGCCGCCTGCCAGGTCACCTCGTCCACCGGCACCATCTGATAGATAAACTTGTCGTCCACCGCAAAGTGAAACGAGAGCTGCTGCCCGCCGGCGCCGTTCGCCAGCCACCGCGCATGCATCGCCGCGTCGGCGCCCTTTGCCGGATTCCCCGTCTCGTGCTGCACCCAGAACCCCGGCGTCTGCCGCTTGATCCCCGGCCGCTGGTTCTTCTGCCCCGCCGGCACCAGCTGCACCACGAGCGGCACCGGCAGCGTGATCCGCTTCCCGCCCAGCCCAGCCACCTCGTACGTTGGCATCGTCGTCCCCTCCCGCGGCCACGCCGCCAACATCTTCTCCACCGTCGCCGCGTACCTCACCGGATCGTTCGCGTCCCACCCCGGCGCAAACACCGCCACCAGCCCCGCCACCGAGGTCGTCGTCGCGTACGCGTATAGCGGATCCGCGATACGCGCCCGCCATTCCGCGATCCCCTCGGCCCACGACCCGAACGTCTGGTACCCATCCCCGCCCCGCGGCCGCAGGTTGAACGCGTTCCGGTTCGTCACCGTGTTCCGGTTGAATCTCGTCCCGAACTGGCTCTCACACCACAGCATCGCCAGCGCCAGCGCCGAATGCGGCCGCGCCGCCTCCCACGTCGCCGCCGCCTCCGCCTGTAACGGACTCCCCGCGACCTCCAGCTTCTGCCGCCAGAAACTCAGCGGCACGTCACCGATCGTTCGCCACTCCATCCGCCCGCCGCTTTCCTGAGCCATTGCATGCGTGACACACTGTTCCGACGCGGTAAGCCGAAATCGCCGTCCTCACCCAGACGATCACCCAGCCCTCGCCGTCGCACACACTGCAACGCTCAGCCGGGTCCACCAGCGTCCTTCGCCAGCAGCTCGATCAGCTGGGTCCGCGTCGACTCCAGCTCCGTGCGCATCCGTGCCTGCTCTTCGCGCATCTGCTGCTCCAGCACCGCGTACCGCTCCTGCAGCAGCTCCAGCGAGTTCTGCAACAGCTCCACCTCGCGCCTGGTCGCCAGCCACCCCCGGTGGATCGCGTACAGCACCACCAGCGGCGCACCCAGCAGCTGCACGAGATTGAACAGTTCCCTCACATCAGCCGGCGCCATCGCATCCCCGCCACAAACGAAAAGCCGCCCGAGGCGCGCCCCACTGCGCACCCCAGGCGGCCCGAGCCACCACAGATTCCCCTGCTATCAGTCTACCGACAGCGGCAACACCACCCGCTTGTCAATGAAAAACACCCGCTCCTGCCCGCACGTGGGACATCGCAGGTACACCACATCACCGGCCGGCCGCGCCATCGCCCCGGCGGCTGGCGTCACGTATGCGCCCCTGGTCCACCCCAGCCGTGTCCCGCATCCCCAACATCGCACCGCCGACCTGCTCATCGCGACCTACTCGACGATGTACTCGATGTAGCCACCCATCACCGTCGCCTGCTGCCCGGTTGTGGTTGTGGAGTAGTCAAGCGCGATGTTCCACGCCGTCGCCGCCGATGCGATCGTAACCGGGTTCGCCGACAGCTCGATGCGGTTGACCGCGACATCGCCCTCGGCGTCGGCGTTGTTGACGGCCTGCGCGCGGCCGATCCCGGTCGCGGTCGTGGTCGTGAGGACGTTCGCCTCGAACTCGCAGTAGAACGAGTTCGCGACACTGTTGGTCTGAGCCGACAGCGCGGGGATCGCGATGATGACGACGTCGGTCGTCCCCTGGCGGAAGGTGATCGTGAGCGTCGCCGCGCCGGAGGTGTTGCCATAAAACCCCCACATCTTTCCGCGCACCACAGAACCGGCAGTTAGCGCATACGATCCCCCGGTGATAACAGATGTTTCGGTCGTGCTTGCAAACGTTGTTGTGGACGTGCGCGCGGCGTCAAGGAGCGGAACCGGCTCGCCAGTTTGCTGGTAGAGATTTGTGCCAACGTTTAGGGTTCCGGCCGTTGTCATCGTATCGGTTGTGGCATCGCCAGAGGTGATGTTGCCGTTCACCACGAGGCTGCCGCCAACCGTCGTTGTTTGGCCAGATTGAGAGATTGTCACCGGCACCGCAGACGCCGCGCCAATCTTTAGGAAACCCGTGGTTGCGTCAATTGCGAGTCCCGGCCCGCCTGTTTGCACAATCCGCGCGCCGGACGTGTTGTTGGCCTTTGCTTGGTAGCAGGTTAGATAACCATAACTGCCGGTGCTTGCCGTGTCTACGGTAAATTGAAACGCCTCGCCCGCTGCCTCGTTTGCCGGAATGATCTTGACGTCGCGGTGCGCAAATATCCGAAAATCCGGAAACGAACCGGCAGCGGAAAACGAACGGAAGTCCACGGTCCCGCCCGCGTCCACCTTGAACTCGGCCGCGAGAGACGCGCCACGGTAGAGTTGGAATCCACCCAACGAACCGGAACCGAGGCTGTTGTCGGTGTTCAGGCGGAACACCGGACGCGGCGTCGTTGCGTCAAAAGTGGCGACCACGTTCCCGGTGACCGACGGGTCGCGCGAGATCGCGATCGTCGGGTTGCCGGAGACGCCGTCGCCGTTGGTTACCGTGATCTGGTTCGTCGTGCCGGTGACCGTGCGAGCGGCGAACG